GTGAGGGTTGGGTTGCGGATGATAAGGTTACCAGCAACAAAACGGCACAAGGTGTGCCTTGGGATGTCTACGGAACGCGGCGCGTTCCCTTCGCCCACATGGCCCAGCACCTGTCGGCACCGGGTCAATAACTTCTCACTGGTCATTACAAGCGTGAACCACGGAGTGTTGCCCGGTGATGAGTCGGGCCCCTGTTCCACAATATGAGTAATACTTGCTGCCAGCCAGTTTTCAGGCGGAGCGGGGAGAGCTGAATCGTGTGACATCATCGCTCACTCACCGCTGTTCGGAGGAGAGGCGGAGATCGCTCTAGTAAAACCACTGGTCTACATCCGGAAACCTCTCAACTCTACGAGACAAATCTATCTCGGAGTAGGTTAGCGAACACAGACGCGCTTCAATGGCCAACTGTTGCTCTCTCGTAACTCCAAACACTCGTTCGAACGACGATCGCGCCTCGGGAGTAATCTCAACCGAGACATCGTCAGTCCAATCAAAGTGTCTCCTTCGTGCTTCAATCGACGCAAGCCAAGCAGACTTGTCCCTAAGATCAAGGGTAGCAAACCTTTTTGACTCGAGAAGTCGGAGTATGTGTTGGGACATGGGCTGTAATATCGGTACGCCTGCGTTTAACACCAACTCGCACTGCGCCACCGATTTCATCACTCTCATCCCACCCTTGGGATCATAGTAATGAGCATACCCTGCGAAAGCTTGCGACACCACTTTCCTCCAGTCCCGGATCATGCGCACCCCGCTAGCCGTCACAACTGGCTTCGCTTGACAGTGCTGCACATCCCACAACTCATAGGCAACTTCATCGACCGTCACCTCATGGCCATACTCCAAAAAGGCCTGGTCGACGTCGTCCAACAACCGCTGCAAATCAGCGCGCTCTAGGAACACGAGGCAGTCATCAGAATCAGCGAAATAGTCAAATCGCTTCAGCTTCAGACGCCGCAGCCATTCCTCCACCATGGCCGCGACAAGGAGACAGTTCCCTAGTCCGGTGTTATAATCACCGGACATCCTGTTCCCCTTCACCTTGTACTTGATCCCACACATGGATCTGCCTTTGTTGTTGATCTGCATCCTCAACAACTTGGCAAGCGTGGGGTCTTTCCACAGAGTATTATAAACCCTGTGCTCCTGTTCGAGACACTCCGAAGCAACGTGCTTGTCGAATCTCTTGGCATCCAAAGGAACGCAGACGGGGTCACCGAATTGCTGCATCTTAAAAGATATGAGCTGGGCCCGTTCAACGCTGTCTCTGCCTTTTGCAATCACAAAGCTCTTCCTCACTCCTCGCCTACATCCACGGTAGCGCAAGAACGCATGTTCTACCGGCTTCAGGAATGTGGCCAACTCGATGTTGTACCTAGGTGTCCTGAATTGGATTACACGAGGATCTTTGAGGTCGTGCTCCTTTCGCTTCTCGCCCTTGACAAACAACGTCACCCTCGCATCCCTCGCCTCAACCGGATGGTCACTGAGTGTCGCCGCTGCCCGCTCGTACTTTGTTCGCTTTGCACCCGTGTAGTGCGACACAATGTCCTCGTAAGAACGTCGCTGAAACACGTGTTTGGTACAGAGCCAACCAGTAATCCTATTGAGACCGGCTTTAAGCTGCTTGATGCCTTTAGCAGTCGGCGCAGGAACGTTCCCAAGAACACGGCCCAAAAGACCAGTTTTCTCGTTGTGAACGCATCCGCGATGGACTTGACACCTCCAAGTACCATACAGATCTCCCAATGACTCAATTGGGTCAAGAATCTGGTACATTTTCCTCTTGTTATCTAGACACCCATCCGACACGGGAGCGATGTAACTTCCTCCAGGGCGTAGTTCGATAGACACTCTATCGCCCTGACATCTAGCTGCTGTGTACGTTGGGCCTCTCTAGGCGACATGAACCCTAGCCGGGACGCTAAGGTTCGACAGGCGCGCCAGGTGGTACAAAGGGCTCCACCAAGACGCCAAGCCAAGCTGGTGCAGAGGCACTCCATCACGCCAGCGGCGGATCAGGCCAAGCCTGTCCTGGACCGCGGGGCTAGTCGTAACCGCCACTACAGCTTCTTCCATCTTGCCTGGGACCCATGCCAACAAACAAGAACCGAACACGCTCGGCATCATATCAAGATATGACACGTCGTGCTCCTTGGTCCAAGTGATGGCATGACCCTTCAGCGTCAGCAGCAACGCATGATCGCGCTCCCTAAACGCCGCATAGACGGCCAGCTTGGTGTACAACTCCGGCACCACCTCAAGTTCACTACCGTGAACGAGGAGGGCGAACCTGGAGAAGCACACTCCTGTCTTGCTCTTCAAGGGGGTGCGTCGCAGCACCTTCACACCGGAGTCTAGCCTCAGAAGAACTCCGAGGGCCCGCTGGACGGTTGTCCTAGCGCGGAGGAGGTCAAGCCCTTGGGCGACCAACCACTCCTCACTAGGCAACTCCATCGACCGGACGGTCTCGTGGAACTTCCGAGCTAAAGATCTCGGACGGTGTCGGCGGATGGGTGTTGGCAACTCAGCCTGCGAGTCGTCAAACCAGAGCTGGAACTCTCCCAAATAGTTCTCGACTAGCTCAGTCGGCTCCACACAGCCAACCTCCCTAGCGTCATAGGACGGTGGGATTTCCCGGATTACAGACTCCACGCCTGTGTTGAGTCTCTCTGCACTAGATCGTGCCCAGGCGTCTTGCGTCCTGGCCGCCCAGCCTCTCGCTTCACGAGCGCCGGCATAGGCGTAGAGTGTGGCCATTTGACCGAATGGCTCGGCCGCGCGTCGGAACATCTCCCTTGTTTCCGATGCAATGGTGTGCCCAGGTGGGGGCACCCATTCTTCCAACTCGCGCACTTCTTGTTCTGGTAAGGGAAGAAGTGATAGAAACCGCCCCAGGAATGTCGTCATAACGGCAGTGGGCGCGCGGCAAGCCAGAAAAATCTCACACGAGGTAACAGTGGGGCCCCATCACGGGTCCTTTTCCGAATCAAGTGTGCTGGTGTGAAGAACGGGGCGTACTTTCCCGTCTTTTTCCCAGTATCGTTTAGTCACAGTGACGATTAGCGCTGGCCCTTTTCGCGACATTGGAGGACTTAACCACGTCGTTGGTACGAAGCCGGGGGCTCCCACATCGGCAAACACATACCAAAGCTTCCGACATAGGTTGGATCTTCGGCGATGTAGAGGTGTTTGTCGGAGAG